GTTTGTTATGTATTATATAAATATATAAAATTAATTAATTTCCGATTCGGATATCATTGATGTACATTAAAGATTCACATTCTTGTTCTGTTAACGCTCCAACGAAGCTTTTCATTGCTGATATGATAGATCCGGAAGCGGTTTTTTCAGTGCTAGTGTACGCAACATCGATGAAATGATATTTTTTCGAACGATCGGCCGACCGCGGTGATCCAGCTCTAACTCCAAACTGGGCTCTGAATGATATAACTTTTTCTTTCATACTTTTCTTTGTGTTTCTTAATGTGATCTAATGATACGGCATTTATTGTATAAAGTCAAGCCCTTCATTTAATCTTCTTTAAAAAATTCACATTCCATTTCTTGCATCCATGTTACCTTACCCATTTGTTTAATAGATTCATGTTTCCATTTCACAGTATTCGTCGGATTCTGTGACCAATGTAATTTGATTGGATTGAATTCATTTTCACCAAGTACAGCGCTTTTCCATTTTCTAGCAAACCAACTTCTATCATTGCCGATTGCTGATCCTGAAATTATGAATTTAGCATCTCGTTTTAAGAGCACTTGGAATATTGGGAAATATTGTTCGAAGTATCTATCATGCCCCACATCATCAACCATTACCATTGATAGTGATTCACCCTTACCGGGTGTATCGGTGAGAACCATCGTTGATATGTATGATCCATTTTTCAATTCAATTCTGCGATTATCTTCCCGGTTTGCTAGTTTAAGCCATCTATCTGGTAAATTCCAATACATAGTCTGAATTGTGCTCATTATCTCGCGCGCGATCGTTGGATGATGTGTAAGAATCATCACACCATAATCATGATTGAAAAGTATGGAATGTAGAGCATATGCCGCTTTAATAGAAGTCAATCCTATTCCTCTTGGTTTAAGAATGATATTCCAATTATTATTTGCGAACTCATAATCAACGAGATCTTCTTGATAATCATATACATCGAATAGAGCAAGAATGGAATTACAATACACACTGCAGTATGTTCGTATAAAATAAGATGGTGAATCTTTGCACTTGTTGTATTCTTCTAAAGAGCTCACGTCGGTTGGTAGTGGTGTAATAATGAGAGGGACATATGGATAATACCAAACTCCATCTTCCCATTTGTCAAAATTGAAAGGTCGTTTCATTTTTTATCTTCTTTTTCTGGAATGTAACGATGGCTATCATGTCCTTCACATGAATGTATCCACCACCAATCATCATCCACTGGTACTTCGTCGGTTGCGATTACTTGTCCCCAGCATTGTTGATCTTTATCGATGTCTAACATGTCGCAATCGTTTCCACATGAATCACATTTGTTATATGTTTTTGATATATTCATTATTAACTTTTATATTGAAAACTTTAATTGACCACAGTCCCAAATTCTATCATGGCCCATATCAATCATATTTTCCCATTCCGATAGTTCAGGATCTCCGTCAAGCTCTTCTATTATTTTTCTTTTAGTGAAATTATATCTATGTTTTCGTTTTATTGCCGAAAAATCAAGATACCAATATCCAGGTTTGGATATGTTTATCAGTTTCATTCCAGATGCAACATATGCGTTGTTTTTAATATTACACCATCGCCTGTCCGCATATGAAATTAAATTTGTTATTTTATTATTTTCCTTGAAAAATGTTATAAGCTTACTAATTCCACCCTGTACTATTATATTGTGCTTTGTACATATTCGTATAATCTCCCACTCATCCGAAGTGAATCTAGATTTACCAAATGTACATACCATTTGTAATTCATCTTCATAATATAATCCATATGCAACATTTGATGGTGTATATTTCATCAAATGGTATTTATTTATAAAATCACGCTCAGTATCTACATTTAGTTTTTGAATTTGACATTTTCTGGCGCCTATTTTATTGGAGATCAATCCCAACTTCGCCGCTATTGCTGAATATACTGTATCTTTATTATGTATTATTTCATCTTCAAAAATATGAATAAGCTGAATGCCGAGTTCTTCGCATTCTTTTGTTTTATTTAAATGGTACGAACTACCCTTTCCGTTAAGTTCAGAATGCCAATATATTCCATCTATTTCAATTGCCAACTTCTTTTCTGGTATATATGTCAATTTCTTTTGAACTCGGTATAATGTTCCTTGTATTGTTTATAATTTCACCATCATATATAGATTTTAAATATTCAAATAAATCAAAATGATATGTAGACATTCCCCTATTATAACAATCCTTACACGATGGAATCCTACTTCGTCTCAAATCATTAAAAAATGTGGAATTGCATATTGTGCATTCAAATTCATATATGTACTTACGGTCTATCCCCTGGTATTCATCTACTGTAAATAATGGTTTCAGGTTTCTATCTAATAATCTAGCTACTAAATTTGGAAATTTAGCGTCTCTCATATTCTTTTTTGTTATATGAGTGCTAATATTTCCAAAATTTGGATTGTTTTCTCCCTTTGAATTATGACCTGATATGTATTCAGTCCGATATGGATAATGTTCAAATATATGTACTGTCTGTCCGCATCCACATTTGCATGATTGCATTTCATCATTGAAAATATATTTCGTCACATATTGTATTTTTTTCAATGAATGTTCTTTTCTAACATGAGAAGTTAGGGAACGTTCAGATATCATTGGTTTTTTGCATATTTCACATTGAACGTTACTTGCTTCAAGTCGTGATATCTTTTCCAGTTTAATTGGTCTAAATTCCCCATATGATGCGACGTATTCATCGGTTGTCATTGAATGAGTATCTCTTAGATGATTTGAAATACCAACCATAGAATATTGTAGGGCGCATATTTTACATGCTATCTTAGAAACTGTGCGTTTACTTCGGGTGTTTAGTTTATTTTGTCTAAATTCTCCATATAGCTTAGCGTATTCGTCGGGCGGCATATCATGCTTATATTTTATATGAGTTGGCAGTCCTGTGCTTCTACATACCTTACCGCATATTTTGCAATTCAATTTAACCGACTTATTATATTTTTTTCTCTTACTATCCATCGCCTATAAATATAAAAGAATATACAAAAAGTTTAAAAAGTTTGTGTATCTTATGTGAATACGCACAAAAAAAGAGGGATGCCGAAACATCCCTCTTTAATTTAACTAACTTTACGTTAAGTTATATTGAAGGTTCCTTAGACTTTGTCCAAATCACCAACATACACTTTTCCATAGAATTCTGGACGAACCATCAACTTAGCGTATCTGGTCATGACACCTCTACGTGGTGTAAAGTTTGTCGGGTCGTATACCAACGGAGTAAGGATAAGCGGTACATACGGTGCATATACGGCTCCTGTTTCTAAGAAACTAGTTCCTTTGTATCCCATAAGGAGTACATTTTCGTTCATATAAGGATTCTTGTAAACCGTATAACGGTTAGCAAGCGCCCCAACAGCGGTTACACCGGCGGCAAACTGCATCGCGTCTTTTCCTGCTTGGACGTTAAATCCAGGCATTGATTCAAGAATCGTACAGATATCAGGTCCAGCAACCAAGAAGTTCGCACCACCACGCATTGTTAATTTGTGAATTTTGTTCGAAACTTTGTTAAGTTTAATTCCAAGTGTTTGGAACCATGCATTTTTCTGATATGCCGATGCCGATGCTGAATTAGCATCTGCTTCGAATAGTTTAGTGAGACCATTCCATTCATACCCAACCTTAGCTGACCAGTAATCAACTGTTTGAGCACCGCTGATAAGCATGTCCAGAATTTCCAAATCAATTTCAAGCGAGATGTACTCACTAAGCATTGAAGTCAATTCTGCTTCTGCATCAACTGAATGATATGCGTTCAAGTCCTGAGCAAGCTCCGGAGTCCAAACGGCTTTCAACTTACGAGTTTTTGCCACAATTGGCTCACTCTTCATTTCAAGGTTAACTTGTGGGATATCCAAATCGGTAATTGTTCCAGTACCGTTTGAGGAATCTTCAAAGTCACCACGAGTTGAATCGGTAGGTTGACGGTGATAATTAACAACTGCTCCTGTGATAGTCGAAGCAGCGGATGCCGAAACGAAGAAATACACATTAGTTGCATCAGTCTTTGTAAACTCTGGGATGTATGCAGAAGCAGTGTACTGTCCAGATCCTGAGATTTGGAATGCACGTACGCCTTCATAATCAGCACGAGTAAAGTTAGTTTTAGCAATAGTCACTTTTTTAACTTGCTGTGCCGATACAGATGCCGAATAAACTGAGCTCATATTAAGATCACTCCAAGACGCCGTAGCGTTTGTAGGAGATGCTATTAATGGAGTAGCTACTTCATTAATGGTATAACCAAAACGACCTGCGCCGTAAAGTCCACCAGTATCCGTTTGTGTACGTTCTTCTGCAGCGCCCGTTCCACCAAATAGCGAACTATTTTGGAAAGGTGATGTACCGTCCGTATTTTTACCAGGCTGATTCGTACCATATGTAAAGTCAAGGTAGAATACTAACCCAGATGGGAGATTCATTGGTTGAACCGATACAAATTCCTTTGCAGCGATTTCACCAAACACCCTACGTACAAGCGGTAGAGCTACGCCGGCCCATTCTTCTGAATTACCAGTTGTGCCGGCTGCCGATGCTTCATCGATCAACTGGCGTGCTTGGTTCTCAAGGAGAACGGACATTCCAGCCTTATCGGTTGGTTTGTCAATTCCTTCTAGGAGGCCTGTGTTTTCCCACTTCGCGCGGAGTCCGCGTGTCTGTTCCAATAGAACATTTTGGTGGTTTCCAGCGCCTTCAAGAAGACTAGAAATATTTTTCATTTTTATTCTCGATTTATTACTTAATGATTCCTGCCAAGAACTTCAAGCGATCTTGTCCGTCTTTGGCTTCTGATATGATTGCCTTTTTGTCTGGCGCAGTGCCACCTATAGGCTTCGAAGATAGACCTTCTATAATAGAAGATTGTTTCCTCTTTTTCGATGTGTCTGACTTGAATTTAAGAGATTCGGCAAGAGTAGCGAAAACTAGCTTAACTTCACGAACTGAGTTCGTTCTATCAAGTGTTTCAATTACTTTTACTTTCTGCTCATTTGTCATTGAATGTTGACGGAATAGTCTGTTTGCAAATAGAAGCTTTGCGTTCAGAAGATTAACTTCTTTCATTGTTCCAGCCATTAATGTTACCGCTTTTTTCAATTCGGAATTTTCCGTTTTGAGCGATACATTTTTTGCTCTGAGACTAGAAATTTCAGTACTTTCGTTTGCTGCTCTATTGTGATCGAAATCCATTGCGTCGATAGAGGAAAGTAATTCATCCAAATCAAATGATTCTTCATCATCTTCATCTTCATCATCTACTTCATCTTCATCTTCTTCTTTGACCGATGATTTTTTTCTTGTTTTCTTTTTTGATTCGTCTACTGGGGCTTCATCTTCTTCATCGTCGTCATCGTCGTCATCGTCGGTTACACCGATTTCAGCTTCAAGTTCAGCGATAATTTCATCAAGACCGGTTGTATCTTCATCTTCTTCATCTTCATCTTCTTCATCATCATCCATTTCATCAAGGTTCTCTTCTGATTCTTCATCATCGAGATCTTCGCCATCATCTGAGTCGGTTTTATTGTCCTCTTCTTTGACGGATGATTTCTTTTTTCTTTTATTTTTTGATTCGCCTACCGAATATTCTTCTTCATCTTCATCTTCTTCTTCGTCTTCGTCGTTTTCCTTAACACGGCGGGATTTCCTTTTTGATTTTGATTCGATTACTTCTTCTTCATCTTCATCATCTTCATCGTCGGCATCACCATCGTCGTAGTCATCTTCGTTGATTCTAGAATCGATTTTTTCATTAATGAGATCTTCAATTCGGCTGCGAAAACTTTCTTCCAATTGCAGTTGAGCGTTTGCTACAGCCATTTCTTTTAAGGCTTTCGCATCAGCGATTGCATCTTGTGCAAGTTTGTTCATTTTTGTTCTCTGTACCAAGTGAAGTTATTCGTGAACTTCAATAAAATTAGATATGCGTTACACTATAAAAATAGGTATTCGTTGTTTATATAAGTATATCAATTATTTAAAAACACTTAAAATATTCAACATTTATTAATATTTAACGGCGGTTTCGTATTTTTTAGACCGTAATTTACGTAATCTGCGAGCTTTTCTCTTAATCTCTGATGGTTTTGTGAATTGCATTCGTTCTTTATATTCTATAAGAACCTTTTCATCTTTAATTTTCTTTTTAAGGATTTGCAGTGCTCGCTCTACATTCCCGCCCTTTACCACTACTCCAATTCCACTTCCAATTCTATTGCTCATATTATAACCTTATTATTTAATTCCATTACTGTAATTGTTCTAGGATGCGTCTCATTATATCCTGTGTTTTGCACCATTCATTGCACATATATTCATCAAGCATCATTTGATTAATTCCATTTATTGATTCGTTCATTGGAACCATAAATGCACCTTGAGTTGATGGGTTCGATACGAAGTCCCAAGCCACCAATTCAAAATCATCCTGTACTTCAACCGTACCCTCTTGCATTTCCTTAACAGACCCAAGTCCTCTGGAACTTATACCAAGTGTAATGTTGTTTTTGAACAGTTCCTTTAGGATGTTACCACTTGGTGTTGATAATACTTCAATGACACCTTTCACTTCATTTCCTTCGAAATAAACTTCTCTGATGTTGTGAGATACGTTCTTTAAATTAACTACTGCTGATTCTGGGTGATCAAGTTCACCGAGAGCATTTCTATTCTTTACAAATCTATCATTGTATTTGTTTACTTCTCGTTCGAGAATTTCTCTAGGATACACTCTACCATTTTGATTCTTTGCTTCTGCTCTTTGTAAAATTCCAGATACCACTAAAGGTCCACCTGTTTTGGTGGATTCTGTTATTTGTCTAGCAGAAAATTTAAAAGGTATGTGGTCAATTAATAATTCTTTCATTTGTCACTCATAGTTTGGTGTACTTATATCCACACGGATCGTTTTTTGAAAAGTTCGAAAAATACAGCTGCTATTTCCCGTCTGATAATATTTCTAATTTTCTGAATATCGTTTTCAGCCATTTCTTCTAGCAGATGTGATTTTCCAGTGAGTTCTTCTTTTACTAGTTGAACTATATGTTTTTTAGTTATTTTCATTGGAAATTCAGCTATTTGAAGTATCGGATTCTTTCTTTAGTTCTTGTAAATATCTAGCCACCTTTATTACCCTAGCTGTAACTTTTTCAAGTTTCAGTTGAGTTGACCCCCAGTATTCGGAAGGATCCATTCCTGTTTCGTTTTTTAACTTTGAACTTTGTCTAATAAGTTGTTCCATTTTAAATAGAAGAGAATTCATTTCTTTAATAGTAGTTCCGACCTTCTGTCTGGAAGTCATTGTTGGATCTGATTTAAAGTCACGATACGTTACTTCATTTACACCTGATAATAATTTATAAAATTCAGCCTTTACTTTATCATTTGTCAATGTTCGTTCTACATATGCCCGAACTGGTTTTTCTGAAATATTTAAATTATGTTTTACAAATAAAGTATAAAATTTCAATGCAGTATGTTTAGGCATTAGTTTGGAACTTGTCTTATAAATGAAATCACCTAAAGCGCCTTCATTTACCGATACTGAAATGAACATCTTATCGTTCTTTTCAAGATACCATTTGTCTGTTTTTCCCGTTTTATTGAATTTGACCGTAACATTGTACATCCCAGCCGAATCAGCCTTTACGTATTGAATTGTTACAATATCACTTGTACCATCAATTTTATACGTATCACCCTTGCCGATTGAATTAGGTCCAATTGGTTTCTTTGATTCTTCTGCGATTTGCGCTGGTGTTTTGAACGGAGGACAATCCTTCATCGTGAATACTTGTCCTTGTTTTATAGTATAACCAGCGTTTAGTATGTCTTTGAGTTTCATTTGTTTCTCTTATTTAA